CTCGTTCGCCATCACGGCGGCCAACCTGTACACAGGCATCATCACGGCCATCTGCGCCTCGGCCGAGCCGAAGGCACTGCTGGTCACCGAGTTCTGAAAGGAGACGTTCGCTATGAAGCAGACGATGGGCATTGCGGCGATTCTGGCGGTAACGATCCTGGCCTGCCTGGCGTGGGGCATGTGGTGCGCGAGCGCCGCCCACGGGCAGACGGTACGCGTCGAGGGTGGCGAGGTCGCCACTGCGACGACGGCCGACGTGGTGCGGGACATGAAGGCGGCGCTGGCCAAGGACCCCACCGCGCGGCTGAACACCCTGAAGGGCTACGATCCGAATGACAAGGCGGCCTATCGTGATGCCCTCGTGGCCGACGCCGACACGCTGCAGGGCGCGGTGAAGGTGCAGCGACTGGTCACGCTTTACGGCAACTTCGTCGGCTGGGGCAAGGACGAGACGAACCTGAAGGATCGCGTGGCCGCGGCCATCGGCACGATCACCGACCCGACCGAGAAGGCCAAGGCCGCCAGCGCGATCATGCTCCAGGCCCACGTGCTGCGGACGGTGGCCCTGGGCCTGGTGGACACGCCGGGCCTTACGCCCGACGCTCAGCGCAACGCCGACGCCCTCGGCGTGCTGAAGAACCGCCTGGCCGCGAAGAACATCGTCGCCGCCTGGAATACCCGCATCGTGCCCAACGCCGCACGGCTGAAGGCCTGGTACGGCCCGGATAGGACCGACCTGAAGCGCATCCTCGTCCTCGTGCCGGTGGCGGAGCACGCCAACTATGTGTCGGCGGTCAACGCCTGGCTGGTGCGCAGCCGCACGGCGGACCTGGCCCAGACGAGCGCCGACTACCAGACCTTCCTCAAGGATGGCACCGGCGGCGCGGACCTGCTGGCCGGCGTGGCGCTACCGACGGATGACGCGGTGGCTCTGCGGGCGGTGGCGGAACTGGCGCGGACGGACCTTACCATCGATGCCCGCGTGGACATGATGCTCCTCTTGGGCCGGACCAAGGAGGCGTTCGTCCTGGCGGAAAACGCCCTCAACGCCGGCTCGGGGTCGGCCAGTGCCAATGTCTACCGCGTGGCAAAGGTGATCAAGGCCCTCGACGGCCACTGGCAGCGGGCCACCGACTACGTGAACCTCTTTCAGCCGCGAGCTGAGGGCGAGCCCGCGCCGGTCGATCCGATCCCCGCCGTCAAGCAGGAGCTCGGGCTGTGAACGACACCGGCAAGAAGATCATTCTCGGGAGCGGCGTGATCGTGGCCGCGGTGACACTGGGTTACCTGGCTCTGCAGCCGGGTGACGTGGTGCCGGAGGTCGCGCCGCTGCCGGAGTGGCGGGAGAACCGGCCGGAAGTTGCGGCGGCCCCCGCGATGGCGATGCGACCGTTGAGCCTGCGGGAGTTGTCGACGGGCGCGCCGACGGCGATCACGGTGGCGGAGAAGATCGTCACCCGTGACATGCCGGTTGCCAGTGCCGACATGGCGGCACCCCGCGTGGCTGAGCCCATGGCGGTGGCGGTCATGCCGTCGAAGCCGCTGGCCGCCGCCGCAGTGCAGACGAGTAGCATCGCGGTCGAGGCCGGAGCACAGGAACAGATGCAGGCGCAAAACGGGACACTGCCAGTGGCCACTGCCCAGATAGAAGCCCCGGCGATTCCCGCGTGGCTCGACGGCTGGCTCTGGCCCACGTGGCGCGGAGCGGCGCCGGTAGCGCCGGACGGCGTGACGCCGGTTATCGTCTGGCCGGCCGCTGCGCCGGATCGGCCGCACCTGCTGGCGGTGATCGCTGACGGGGCAACGTCCCTCAAGCCGCTGGCGGAGTACCTGGCGGCCGACGCGCAAGCGACGGCGGTGATCATCGGGTGGGAAGAGACGGATCATGACTTCCGGCCGGACGCCGCCCTCGACGCGGCGCGGGCCGAGGCAGTAGCGAAGGTGGTGCGGGCGGCGCGGCCGGGGTTGCCGGTGTGGCTGCTCTGCAGTCTGACGGTGACGGGCACGCCCGAGCAGGCGGCGGCGAAGGTGGCTGCGGCGAAGCCGGATGCCCTGGTGCTCTATGGCCTCTTCGCCAAGGGGGCGTGGGACAGCGACAAGGTGGTGGCGGCCAACCTGGCCAAGGGGGAGAAACTGCTGCCGGGCAAGCCGGTCTATGCGGCCGGGCAGAGGCTGACGGACGACGATCTTCAGGCGGCGATTGAGCGGGCCAGGCGGCTCAGCTGGAAAGGAATGCTGTGCGACGGTTCGGCTCGATAATCGCTCTCACTCTCGCGGTCGCGATGCTGGCCGGCGTGGCGTATGCCGCCGGCATTCAGTGGGGCGAGTGCGCCGCGCCGGTCGGACGCATCGCTTCCGTCAACGGCGTCACGGCCAACGACGGTGCGACGGTGCCGATGGCGACGGCGCAACTGACGAGCGTGATCGCCACGGCGCATCGCGGTGGCGGGGCGACGGGCGACCAAGCCGGGGCCGATGCCGAACTGTCGGTCGTGCAGCTGTGGCTCTGGCTCGACAGCAACGGCAACGGTGAGAGCGACGAGGGTGATGATGCGGCCAACCCGAGTGGGTGGCTTCTGCTGAGCGAGACGACGAAGGCCCACGGTTGGGATGATCAGCCGCAGGGCGTGGACGGCGGGACGGCAGGCGAACTGCTGGCCGCGCCGGTGGCGGTGACGCTGGAGCCGAACCGGCGGTACCTGCTGCTCATCAGGATCGTCGCTGCGGCGACGGGTTACACGAATCTTCAGCCCACCAATGGCGACGGCACGCAGGCCGGGCCTGAAGTGTGGACGGCGACGGGCGCCGGGGCGCACGGTGTGAAGGGTGCCGGGGGCCTGAGCGGGGTCGGTGACGACGAGGTGTGGTATTTCCGGGTGGCGGCGGGCGGCGAGGTCGGGCCGGCGTTTCCCACGCCGCCCAAGGTGATCGAGAACAAGTGACATGAGCACCATCGTGAACATCGCCGACGTTCTCACTGCTGCGCTGAACGCCCACGCGTTCGGCCAGGCCTTCACCGCCGTGCGGCGCTACCGGCCGGTGTACGAGCTGGCGGAGATGGCCGACCTGCACGTCACGGTGGTGCCGAAGGGCGTGGCCCTGGAACGCGCCGACCGCTCGCGCGAGCAGGTCGACGTACGGATCGACGTGGCGGTGCAGAAGAAGGTGGCCGACGACAATGAGATCGACAGTCTGATGGCCCTGGTGGAAGAGATCGCGGCCTTCGCCCGCGATCTGCGGCTGGAAGAGTGCGCGGCGGTGTGGCTGCGGACGGAGAACGAGCCGGTCTACGCGCCCGAGCACCTGGCCGAACTGTGGGTCTTCACTAGTGTGCTGACGCTGACGTTCCGCGTGGTGCGGTAGTGGCGAAGATCGGCCTCAAGGTCACGCGGCTCTTCTTCGACCGCAAGGCGGTGAAGGACGCGGTTGATCGCCGCAAGCGGAAGGTGCTCTCGAAGTTCGGGGCCTTCGTCCGCCAGCGGGCCAAGACCAGCATCCGCAAACGCAAGCGGACCAGCGCCCCGGGCCAGCCGCCGTCGAGTCACACGGGCCTGCTGAAGAAGTTCATCTTCTTCGCCTACGACCGCGAGCGGGATTCGGTCGTCATCGGCCCGGAGCGGCTGAACCAGAAGACCGGCGACGCACCGCCGGCCCTGGAGCACGGCGGACGAAGCCGGGTCACGAGCGGCGGGCGGCGGAACAAGCGGGTGGTGCGGACGGTGACGATCAGGCAGCGGCCTTACATGGGCCCCGCCTTCGAGAAGGAAAAGGAAGGTCTTCCGAAACTCTGGAAGGACTCCATCAAGTGACCTCAGAACCAGGAGGTAGTTCTCATGCCGACGTTCATTCTGGGCAAGGACGCGAAGATTTACCAGGGCGAGGCGGCCGCCGACCTGGCGACACTCACGGAGATGGGCAACGTCAAGGACGTGACGCTGACGCTCGAGGCGGGCGAGGCCGACGTGACCACGCGGGCCAACAGCGGCTGGCGGGCGACGGCACCGACCCTCAGGGAGTGCACGGCCGAGTTCGAGATGGTCTGGAAGCCGGGCGACGCCGGATTCGACGCGATCAAGGCGGCGTTCCTCGGCGGCTCGACGCTGGAACTGGCGATCCTCGACCAGGCCCGCGAGACGGCCGGGGCGCAGGGGCCGAAGGGGTCGTTCGCCATCACCGGCTTTTCTCGCAGCGAGGCGCTGGAGGAGGCCATCATGGTCAGCGTGACCGCGAAGCTCGCCGAGTTCGACGAGTGGGTGCAGACCGCAAACCCTTAATCGCGGCTGGCCAGACCGTCCCCGACGTGAGCGGCCAGTATTCCGTCGCGGGGCAGCACGGCAGCCAGCCCTACTGGCGACTCGGTGCGACCGACTGGGTGCTCTGGTACTGCGATTACGAGGACTTCCTCGGCTGGTACGTCTCCGACATCGCGGAGATGCTCACCGGGGTGCCGGATGTGTTGAACGGCACCGTCTGGGAAGGACCGTACTCGACCCCGGCGGGCGAGTATCAGCCGCGCGGTCAGGCGCTCGGCACGTTGACCATCAGCGAACTGTGACATGGGAGGCAGCATGAAGACCTTTACGGATAGCGCGGGCCGCACCTGGACGGTGTCGCTGACGCTCGACTCGGTCAAGCGGGTGCGGGACCTCCTGGGCGTGAACCTGCTGGAACTCGACCAGGGCGAGCCGCCGCTCCTCACGCGGCTCGGGACGGACGTGATCCTGCTCTGCGACGTGACCTTCGCCATCGTCAAGCCACAGGCCGACACGGCGGGCGTGTCGGACGCCGAGTTCGGCGCCGCCCTCGGCGGCGAAGTGATCATGGCGGCGCAGAAGGCGTTCTATGAGGAACTCGTGGGTTTTTTCCGCCAGCTCGGGCGGGGCGACCTGGCCCGGGCCGTGGAGGCCCAGCAGCGGATGATCCTGCTGGCCGTGGCGGCCGTGGAACGAAGGATCGAGGGCGTGGACGTCGAGGGCGAGATCGAGAAGACCCTTGGCAGCTGGTCTGGGAGTTCGCCGGCGTCGTCGGGGTCGACCCCGGGCCGCTGACGCTGCGTGAACTGGTCTGGATGGCCGAGGCCCGCGGGCGGGCCGACTGGGCGCGGACGGCCAGCCTGATGGCCCTGGTGGCCAACACCAACCGCGACCCGAAGAAGAC